CGGCGAAACCGATGCCATCACTGGCGTATGGAAGCCTAAGAAGTACGCTGGCACATACGGCACAAACGGCTTCTATCTGAACTTCTCAGACAACAGCAGCAACACAGCCACAACCATCGGCAAGGACTACTCTGGCAACGGCAACAACTGGACACCCAACAACATCAGCGTGACCAGTGGGGTGACCTACGATTCGATGCTGGATGTGCCAACGCAGTGGGCTGATGGCGGCAATGGGCGGGGTAACTATGCTGTTCTGTCGCCGATAGATCAAACTGGTGGGCCGCCAACAAGTGGTAACCTTGATGTAACGATTGCTTCCGGTACGTCGAATTGCGTCCTCGGCACAATCGCCGTCACTTCCGGCAAATGGTATTGGGAAGTCACCGTTGGCTCTACGACTAATGCCAACTGGATGATCGGCATCGCTGATTCATCAGCAAGCATCGCATCTCGCGCATGGACGGGTGCGAACGGTTGGTACTACTTTACCAACGGCAACAAGTACAACAATAACTCTGGATCATCTTACGGCGCTTCATACACTACTGGCGATGTAATTGGGATTGCGTTAGACATGGATGCTGGAACGGTTGTTTTTTATAAGAACAACACTAGCCAAGGTACAGCATATTCAGGCCTAACCGGAAAAATCATGCAGGCCGCGCTTGGAAACGGCACTGCGGGTGGAACTCAGTCCTACAATGCCAACTTCGGCCAACGCCCCTTCGCCTACACCCCACCAACAGGCTTCAAGGCTCTGAACACTCAGAACTTGCCAGCACCTACTATCCTGAAGGGGAATCAGTATTTTGATGTGTCGCTGTACACAGGCAACGCAACTGCTCGGTCAATTACTGGTGTTGGCTTTCGGCCTGATTTCGTGTGGACAAAATCTCGCAGCGGCGCTGAGAGCCACCGCTTGTATGACGCTGTGCGTGGAGCAACGCAGTCGCTTTACAGCAACCTGACAAACGCAGAGGCAACAGAAGCTCAGTCACTGACTGCATTTAACAGTGATGGATTTTCACTTGGTACTGGAGCGCCGAACAGCAATGCAGTGACTTATGCCGCATGGCAATGGAAAGCCAACGGCTCCGCAGTCACCAACACCTCTGGCTCTATCACTTCACAAGTGAACGCTGGTACATCACAGGGCTTCTCTGTGGTGACTTATACGGGTAATGGCTCAACAGGAACTGTCGGGCATGGCCTTGGTGTTGCGCCTTCAATGATCGTGTTAAAACGCCGAGATGGTGGTTCTGGTTTCAGATGGCCTATTTATCACCGATCTATTGGCGCTGGCGCTTACTTGTATCTTGAAAGCACAGACGCTCAGAGTAGCGTCAATGCGGCGCTTACTTGGGGAAACAACTCCACCACTGTCGCACCAACTTCGTCTGTGTTTACTATTGGCTCCGCAGGTTCTTGGAATTCAAACACTGGCACTTATGTCGCCTACTGCTTCTCAGAAGTCGCTGGTTTCAGCAAGTTCGGCTCGTACACTGGCAACGGTTCTGCTGATGGGCCTTTTGTGTTCTGTGGGTTCCGTCCTCGGTTTGTAATGATTAAGCGGACAGACACTGGTGGCTCTTGGTACATGATCGACACCGCACGTGGCACAGTGAATGTGGTTAATCCATACCTGATCGCAAACGGCGCGAACGCTGAAGCAACAGACCTTTCTTGGGATTTGCTTTCCAACGGCTTCAAACTTCGCTCGACCTACACCGAGATCAACGCAAGCAGCGGCACATTCATTTATGCTGCCTTCGCTGAATCGCCCTTCAAAAACTCACTCGCAAGGTAACACCCATGTTTCAACTGAACGGAAACCCAATCTCGCCTGACACAGCCTTTACCGCTGGTGGTATTCAGTACCCCGCTAACTGGATTCGCTTGGCCTCACCAGAGGAACGAGCAGCCATTGGCATCACTGAAGTGGCTGATGAGGACACATCCTTTGACTCTCGTTTCTACTGGAGCAAAGGCAACGCCAAGGCTTTGGAAGACCGATTGGAAGTCAAGCAAGACGGCACACCTCTGATGGTTCAGGTCTATGACGAGGCAACAGAGTCAATGGTTGACACTGACAAACAAGTGGTGACTAAGGGCTTGAAGTCGCAGATGATCGCCCAAGTCAAGGCCACTGCTGGCTCTATGCTTGCCGCTACCGATTGGAAAGTGGTTCGCGCTTCTGAAGGCGTGAAGGCTGTTGACGCTGACACATTGGCTGAACGCGCCGCTATCCGCACTGCCTCTGACGCAAATGAAGCCGCTATTACTGCTTGCACAAGCGTGACCCAATTGGCTGCACTCAAGCTCACATGGCCCGTTTAAGATAGAGAGTAAACATGGACAACCAACAGCTGTTTAATTTGGTCGTTTCTATCGCGGGGTTCCTCGCGGTGTTTGTGTTCTACCAAGTCATGCAAAGGTTGCAGCGACTGGAGGACACAGTCAGCGCGCTTGAGAAACAACTGCCGCATGACTACGTGACCAAGGACGACTACCGCGCTGACATCAAGGAAGTCAAAGACATCTTGCGTCAGATCTTCGACAAGCTCGACGGTAAGGCAGACAAGTCATGAGAGACTGGGCCGTCGCTTTCATCGCTGCGGCCCTTGTCTCGTGCCTGACGATCTGGGCTTCGTTTTCTCTTATGCCATTACTTCAGTGGGTGCTTAGATGATTGGTATGCTGCTTGATCCGGAAGCCGCGCTGGATGCGGTGAACAAGGCGGTGTCTCTGGTCAAGAAGGCCAGTGCGACAGCGCAGAGTGTTGAGTCACTGGCCCCCATGCTGGGCAAATACTTCGACGCCAAGGCCAACGCCATCGCCTCGGCGGAAGCGGCCAAGGCTGGCACGTTCGGCGGCTCGTCCATGGGCAAGGCGCTCGAGATCGAGCTGGCCATCGACTCTCAAAAGGAGTTCGAGGAAGACCTCAAGCGCCTGTTCTGGAACGCCAACAAGATGGACGTGTGGCAGAAGATCAAGGCTCGGGCTACGGTCATGGAGGCCGAGGCCGCTAAAGCAGCTGGCAAGGCCAAGGAAGACGCTCGGCGCAAGAAGCAAAAGGACAAAGAAGACCTTGAAGTGGCGATTGCCATCATTCTGTCTGTTGTGATTTTCCTGATCCTGATGTGGGGTGGATGGGAGTTGTTCTCTTTCTGTCGCAAGAACGGGTGTTGAGATGTGTGGAAAATACTCAAGTGGTTCGATGTTGGCACAGATTGGAAACTTGGGTTTGACCGATTCCTCAAGTTTTGCTGTGGAGCCATCATTTCTCACCACTTGCTGGATATTCTCTATGTCTTGCCTGTTGAAGATTCCAAGTCCATCATTGAGTTCATAAAAGCCAATATCCCATTTGGAGGCCAATGAAAGTCCTGAAAATCTTAATGCTGTGTTTGGTTCTTACTGCTTGCCAAGACCAGTACCGCTATTTCTGCCAAAACCCTGACAACTTCTACAAAGAGCAATGTCAGAAGCCTCGTTGCCAGTTCACGCAGACTTGCCCGGAGTATCTTGTAGCCCCCGTATTGGAGAAACAAATTGAGCAAACCAGACCAGCCTCAGAGCCAACACCTGTCCGCTGACGAAATCGAGGTCAGGATATGGGGTTTCGTAGTAATCATGATTACGCTAATCCTGACATTCATTGTCTTTTCGTTGCTGTACTCGGTAACATTTGTTACTCAGCCGATCAAGGCAATGGCTCCGATTGACCAAGCATATACAAAAATGCTGAACGACATTGTTCTGTTGATTGTGGGTGGTATCGGTGGAGTTGTGGGTAAACGAGCAGTGGGGGCGGCAACGCAAACATTCTCCCCAAAGCCACCAGCGGCTGTGGTTCCTGCGCCTCAGCCGCAAAACCAGACCACAAGCCTTCCTGACTTCAACTGGATGGGCTTTAAAAACCCTGAGTTGGATGAATCGTGGACTCCCGGCCCACCACCCACAACACCGCCAGATCATCTTGAAGACGATGACGAGCGCCAAGTAATTGCCGCCGCACGACTTGAGGAAAAATGATGTTTGGCATACCACTTCCTTGGGTTATCGGTGGGGCGGCAATCCTTGTTGTCTCTACCTACTTCACAGGCCATCATAAAGGATGGACACAGCGTGATGCTGAGATGCAAGTAGAGATTGCCAAGAAGAATGAGGAATCTCGCGCCAAAGAACAAGAGATGGTTCTTGCTGTCAACCAGAAAGATGAAGAATTAAGAAAGGCTAACGATGTTGTCAACAAAAAACAAACTGATCTTAATCGCCTCATTGCTACTGGCAGGATGCGGCTCCCGACCACAAGTTGTGTACAAGCCCCCGCAAGTACCACCGTTGCCAGCGGAAATAGCGCAGAAGAAAGAGCCAAACCTGACGAACAGGCTAATCAACCTTCTGACTCCGAGCGAGAAACCCTCCAACTCATCGCCCAAATCGCAGCAGACGGAGACAAAGCAATCAACCAACTCAACGCCTGTATCGACTCCTACAACGAAATGAGGAAAATCGTAAATGGTCAACGCTGAACAACTCAAGGCATTGCATATTGACTCTAAGTGGGTTGATCCGCTGAACGAAACATTCAAGCGTTTTGATATTCTTACGCCCCGCCAGCAAGCCGCATTTATCGGGCAGTGTGGTCACGAATGTGGTCACTTCAAGATGCTGGAAGAAAACCTGAACTATCGTGCTGAGACTCTGGCAAAGCTGTGGCCCAAGCGTTTCCCAACATTAGAGTTTGCTAAACAGTACGAGCGTAATCCCAAAAAGATTGCTAACTACGTGTACGCAAATCGTATGGGGAACAGAGATGAAGCGTCTGGTGACGGTTATCGGTTCAGAGGAAGGGGTTGTATCCAGTTGACAGGATCAGCAGGGTACTATCACGCTGGCAAAGCCCTCGGTGTTGATTTTGTGATGCAACCTGAATTAGTTGCTACCCCTCAGTACGCAGCATTAACCGCTGGTTTCTTTTGGAACACACAGCGATTAAATGCTTTGGCTGAAGTATTGAATCACACAGCACTGACCAAGAAGATCAATGGCGGGACTATCGGTCTTGATGACCGTATCAAGCACACTAACCATGCCTTGGCAGTTCTAGGCGGCTAATCGGAACATAACAACAAGCCTCAGAAGCACTTGTCTCAACCAAGACGACAGGTGTTCTTTGGCCCATTGTTTGTTTTGGGTGGTTGATATACAGCTTGCAATTATGGCAATAGTGATCCGGGTGTTCTGGATCGCATCGCGTAATGTCAAACGGCATCATTCTTGTATTCCAATTCCAGCAGCAGTTCTAGGTAGTGAATTGCCTTCTTGATGTCGGCAGCACCGTTCTGATGTTTTGCTAAGTATTCAATCAATTTAGTGATTCTTTCTTGGTTGTCATTTAAATGACCAAGAGATGCGTTGCAATTAAAGCAAAGAACACCTCTAACTTTGTTCGTTGAGTGACAATGATCTATGTGACGATCGCGAGGGCTGCTAAATTCTTTCTTGCAAACAAAACAATTTTGCTCACTTGCTAATTTTTCTGCAACATCCCTAGTGACTTTGTAAACAGTTGTAATCCTAGAAATCCTGTTTTTATGTTGATTTTTAGGAAGTGCATTATTTTCTTTGTCTCTTTTTGCCTGACATTCTTTGCACAAGCGATGCTGTTTTCTGCGTGGATTTTTTTTACATTCAAAGCAAGTAGCAGAACAAGAAAGGCAAAGCCTCGCTCCTTTTGGAACTCCTTGTTCTTTTGGATTTCCACAAGAAAGACATGGCTTGCCAACTCTTTTTAGTCTTGCTCTTTCTGCAAAACAATCCTTGCATTGAGATTGCTTCCCATCGAGTAAGCCGGGATGATCTGAGAAGTCAAACAATGACTTTTCACTTTTGCACCTTGTGCAACATTTGCTCATTAGTTTGACCATACTCCAACTCCAAAAGCAACTCAAGATAGTGAATTGCTTTAAGTATATCATCTTTTCCGGCTTTGGATTTGTGACGGGTGATGTACTTAACTACATTACCCTCACAGAAACCCAAATCATTTGCATGGATATAGACGATTGGCTGGATGCCTTTGTCTTTGTAGTGACTGCCTGAGACTTGCTTTTCAAGGGCTGATGGTTTGCTCATGCGACAACTCCCAAGGTCACGACAATAAAGAGGTGAATTGCAAATATCGCAAGCCATCACGCTTCCTTAACAAAGATGCCTTCTGGTGTCAGATAGCCCTTGCGGTCTTTAATCTGGTCATAGGCGTGATTAAAACAAGTCACAAGGTCAAGATCAGCAGTGGCGCAACCCATCACTAGGGTAACGAGAATATCGCCGTATGCGTCCATCATGGCTTCTCTGTCGTTTGCTTCAATCGCGTCAAACAACTCTTGTAGTTCTTCAGCGGTCTTCTTGGCTTGTGCTTTAGGATTGCTGTTCTGAACAATACCTCTAGCCTCGCCCCATTGAACGACCTTCATTTCAGTTTGTGCGTAACTCATTTTCTTCCTTGTAGGTGGGGCTTACTCGCTGCGTCTGTCGGGTGATTCGCTCAAGATGCAAGGGGCGCTAACCTACTTGCATATATAAGAGCCACCTTGTTGCCACCGCTTGGGAACAGCATCCGCTTTCAGCCCCGTTAACTCAATAGCAACCGCACTGCATCTTGCCACCCCATGTTGGATGGCATTGGTAGCGCGATCCAGCAGGGCAAGCAGCAAAAGCAGAAATTGCGGCAGAAGCCAAAACAATTGCAGTGAT